TACCACACGCTTGGCTGATGCCTAATGAACCACAGATAGCACGTATCTGGTCTATTATTAGACTATGTGCAATAAGGTTCTCACGAATTTTCAAACTATCCAATTCAAGAATATATTTTCCATTCGCGTCTTCTTGCAGTTTCCACCCATATCCGCCAAAATCGGACATATAATGTTCGGCCATTTCGGGTACTTTCTTGCCGAAAGCATCTTCAATCATTTTGCCCGTTCTTCTTGCAGAACAAAGGAAGCCATTAAACCATGTTGATAGTAATCGTGCCATGTTATTCTTCTGTTATTATTGGATATTCGACAATTCCGTCTGCTGCGATATTATTATCCTCAGCGAATGTTTCAATTCCTTTATTAAATGCGATAATTCCTTTAGCTTTATCATCTTTAACTTTGGAGATATAATAGCCACTTCCGCTCTCTCTAATAAGAGCTTTTACTTGTTCAATAGTGAGTCCGTCTCCGCTACCTCCTCCGCCAAAGCTTTGTGATACTTGGCTTAATGTTCTTTGTAGGCTACTAACGGATTTCTTATCTTCAAGTGTTATATCAAATTGAGGAATTAAGCTATCTTCGCTCTCTGTTATTTTTAATGTGTTGATGAATACATTTCCTTTAAAGCCTAAATCTTGTTCTTCATCAAACATCATCTTATCCCCCTCTTTGATAGTCATATAGATGCTTTCTTCACCATTCTCAGTTGCTTCATCGTGTTGGCGAGCCATCCATATATTATCTATCTCTGGTGTGTATGCAAATCGCGTTTTGTCATTGTCGGCAAAAAAAATTAATGCAGCTCTCAATAGCTTTTGTGAAGCAACTTGATAGTATACGTCAGGCATCTTAATATGAAGTAGTACAAACTCATCTCCACTTTTGATAGGAAATTCAGAATTAGGATAAACGATATTCAAATCGTTGTCAGCCTTTCTTGAAATAGTTAATTTATAAAGAAAATATCCGTCACGTTCATCTTTTACAATATTCGTAATTTCAAATTCTCTTCCTACGCACAAACCACTTTTCATGTATATTGTAGGAGTTTCGCTTGTTCTATAATCCCAAATATTAAAACCGCAATCCTTAATCCAGACGAACATACTTGCTGCAATACCGCTTTCTATATCTGAGTCACCTTTATCTTCACAAGTAGATGCTGAATCTATTTCATCTAAACACCCATTATCATTTGGCTTTAAATTAACATTAATACCAGCATCATTAAGTAAATCTTTCGTTATTCCTTGAAAGGATGGGTATATATCAGCATCTGTAGTTTCATTGTCTGTACCGTCAATATACACCGTACCCTCTCGCAAACCTATTTTGTCAATATTAGGACTATCTATATAGACATCGCCTCTATCGTAAACAAGTTTATATCCTTTATATTTTTCATCAATACTGCCGCAATCCTCTTCCCCTTGTTTGATAGAGAAATTAGGCAACATCAATCTTGTTACCGCCATATTGTTAGGATAATTATCATTATTAATATTGCTCGGATATTTCGATAATATATACTTTAGGTCTAAAGCTGATGAGCCTGTAAGTTGTATTTGATAATTTCCAAACGTACCATTCGTATCTCTTATACACATCCATAGCATAGTATTATCCAACACATACCATGTAACATAATTTTTATTCTCAAGATCGTTATGGTAATACAATACTACAGCTTTAGCGAATCTATCTACACCACCATAATTGTATTTTATTGTAAGTAATGCTTCAATATTTTGTTTTCTTATATATTCGTATGCAGATGTATTATTAGGCAATACTTTGGCATATCTACCATAAGACAATATATCGTTTGCCCATTTATCATTACAAATAATAGAAACATCTACATTAGAATGACCTACAGAATCAGCACGCGTTGCATGTATATTGCTCATCGTAGGTTGAACGTACATACTTAGATATTTATAGTACGATGTTGGTATATTTGTAGTATTGCCATACGCACGAAGTCTTGTAATAACCTTTTGGCTATCATCTATAGTCCGTTCAAGAGACAATAAACCATTACCTACGCCATATTTAAAAGTGTGTCCTATTCCATTTCCAGAAGAACCTATAACGATATGTCTACCACGAATAATAAAATTGGTTTTGAAGTTTGTGTCAAGTAAAGTCAGAGCGTCCCATACAGATTGATTATCTATACTGATGCTAATATCATTTCTTGTTTGTTCTTCATAACCAAAGCTAATAGTCCATTTGTTATTGCCATAGCATCTATCTAAATTAGCTTTTATTCTGCTTGCAAGGTCGTATACGCCACTGCAATAGAAAGAGAATGTAGGCAACGCAGTCCAATGGATATGTGTATCATTTTCAACAATATCAAGGAAATTACATCTTACAAGTTCGTCTATTACAGAATCGAATTTTACATTATCGTACACAAATGCGTCCTTTGCTCCATTTACGGAACATTGTTTCTTTGCTGCAGGTACGACATTCAAGTAAAATCGTTCATTTCTATAATCTATATAATCGCCAATTTGAAAATCTATAGGTGACTTGCTTTCAAAAGAAATAGTTAAAGAGCAGCTACCCATATATTCGCCATTATATTCTAACGACTTGGTTGATGTTCGTATCGTCTTTCCGTCTGAGCTATATACATTCCACTGTCTCATTTTTTTGTCTGATACTATAAATCGGTTTTTATTGCTTGCAATTTCCGTTGTTTCCTACATTGAGGAATAATCGTTTTTGCTACAATTTTATATATCGTTAATAATTCTATTACCGCTATTGTCTATCAAAAGATTTCCGTTTTCGTCAACGATGTAAACATAGAAATCCTCTATCATTCTTTCGTATTTAGTGATATGGAATTTTAGTTTATATTCTACAACGTCTCCAACGTTTTCATCAGAATAAACATCTACATCTGAAATCTCTTGTAGATAGCAAGCTCCCCAGCCTTCATTTGCGTATGAGCAGTAAACGCCAAGGAAGCTACCTTTTAGAAAGTTTACCAATTCGATTTCCTTATCGCTCCATGTTCCCTCTTCACCTTTATAGCACATCTTCACCTCGAAATCTGAACCTCCAAAGTGTAATCCGTCTTTGGGAACATAAACATCTTCTCCTTCGGTATCTTTCCATTCGTTAGAAGGCAATTCTTTTGTCTTCCACGTTGGCATTGTAGCTTCTATTACACCTGAAGAAAAGTCATCTACAAGGCTCTTCCTTTCTCCAGACGTATTAACTACTAACAAATCGTATTTTGCAACCATATTTAAAATAAAAAATGGGGAATAGGCATAAGACCTAATCCCCACGCGTGAGATAAAATAAGAATGCCTTTATTTATGCAAATATACAATTCATATTGCATATATGCAATAAAATAAGTATTTTATTCAACTTTCCCAACTTCTTCTTCTATCTCAGTAAGTTTCTTCACATGTTCTAAATCTTCTTCGCTTTTTTGTTGTTCTTCTTCTGAAGCTACGTCAACGTCCTCTGATTTTCTCTTCGTGTATTTATCGATGCACTTATAGACTTCATCAGTAAACTCACCGTCAATAATATTGCAAGTGCAATACATTGAAGTAACGAGAGTTGTCAGAACGTTTTTATCTTCTTCGCTCATTTCTTTATCCTCCGCAAAAACCAAAGAATAGATGAAGGTATGTGCGAAGCAACCTGGTGCGAAACCAACATACCAAATACCCGAAGATGCTGCAACAGAAACGATGCCTTCTTCACTCAGCGTAAATACAAAGTTTTGTACTTGTACGCTTTTAATTTTGTTTTTTTCCATATTTATGTGTTTTAAATGCCATCTCCTGCGACATCGTCAAATTCTGCATCATCTTGCAGTTTCCATGTTTCAAGAGACAACTCGTTTTGTGTATAATTTTCTACTTCTTTGCTAAAGCCATATATTTTATACATGATACCAGCTCCAACGCGTTTTCTATTTTGTCCTCCAAATCCCAACTTTGTCATGGCTCGTCCGAAAGCAGTTTGTGTTACCATTTCAAAGTTATTGGCTATACAGAAGTCGTCTAAACTCTTTCTAAGAATATTAGATTGCACCCACCTAAACTCTTCCCCTTCAGCTCTCTTTGAAGGAGATAGACGTAAATACATAGCCCAAGAGAGTATGGGGTTACTCATTCCTACAGACACTAATTTCTGCCTTTCTCCATTTTCACTCCTCGGAAATTTGAATTGGTGCTGCTTTAAATACTTTCCTCCTCTAATAATCCAATTTAGAATACCCGAATATTCTGCTCTGAGTTCCTCTCCAAGGCTCTTATTTTGCATTTCCTCTGGTATAGTCTCATTGAATATTAGATACAAGAATCTACGGAAAAATCCATAGCTTTTATCGCTCGTTACTGGAAGGTTATTGAAATTGAATATCTGCCAAGGAACATTTGTAATAGTAAAGACATTTCCTCTTAGGAAGCGTGCATGTTGTTCTTCTCCACTTATAAAACTCTTGAATGCGGCTTCTCTACCAAACAACTCTTTTTCGTTTACCTCTCCACTATAGTTTATGTATTTACCTACCAATTGACATCTTGCCCTCATGCCTTCATCTCCGTCTTTCAAGATAGAGCCTATACTCATAGTACTTATGTTCTCTGCACCATAAACACCTCTTACTACATCGTTTATTACACTCTTGCCATTTGAGCCATTTCCATACAATGCAAGGCAGTTCTCTATCTTTGCTCCCATTTCTGACCTATTCATTGTTGTAAGACCCAAAAACATCTGTAACAACAATCTACTATTCTTCTCAGGAAGTACTTGCTTTAGAAAACTCTTCCATAACGGGCAATCGGCATTCGCATCAAAATTGTAGTCATTGATATATGTTACGTCCCATTGTTTACCAAATGGCTTTAAATCCCCCGTCATTATATCTACAACACCATTCTTAAATGCTCGGATATTAAATCTTGGGTGTAATTCGCGCTCCATTTTTACTGCCAAGAACATCTGCTCTCGCAACATTCCCATTTTTGAACGTATGCCAGCATCTACACTCATACGTTCCGTCAACTTCTGTATGCTCCATTTCAATAAATCTATATCTATAGGTTCATATATCTTGCCATTGTAACAATAATATCTCCCACCAAACCAAGCAAACATACTCTTACTATAGGTATCGTAAACATCTAACCCCAACATAGCAGCACGAGCAGCATAACTTCCACTCGAAGAACAACTGACCTTCCACCTATGGACATCAGAACACTCCTCCAAGTCTATCAACAACATTTCTCTATCTATCATAGTGTTAACCTTTATTAATTAATTATACTAATACTTTATTTATCAAAATAGCTTACTTTTTAGACGTTTTTCGGAAGGTTTTTACTACTTGGCGCACATCTACACTTCATTGGATTTTCTCTTATGCAGTATTTAAATTTTGACATACAAAGAATAATGTTTCATACAATGAAGCATGATAGGGTATACCCCGTTAGCAAAACGCAAAAGTCTCGCAAGCAAATTGCATATTTATTTTTCTTATGCAAATATACACAAAATATACAAGATACACTATATATTAATGATTTAACCATATTTTAACTATACACTATATGGTACACTAAGGTGTTTAATAAGCTACATTTTATCTTTTTTATGCCTATTGGATTTTGGAGAATTTTTAAACACTACAACCCAAATCCAAAAAAGTATGTGTAGAATAGATTCGGATAATCCTTTTGTCCGATTTTTATTGAGAAGATTTCAACGATTTTTTGAAAATTAAAAAAAATAGACAGGAGGTGAAAGCGGCCTTTTATCGTTCTAATTAGGGGGGGGGTATGGGCTTAAAAGTGCTGATTTTCAACGATTTACAAAACGCGCTATAATATACGGGTATTACTGCAATTATATAGGATTGAAAGGGTATAATAAAAGGGCGTTATATATACGTTTGTGGTGCTATTTTTTTTGAGTTTAGAAGGCTTTTTACTGTTTGTTTGGCGTTACCCTTTCGCCCCTTCTTTTCCTTCTCTTTTCTCCTTCTTTTCCCTATCTCCTTCTTTGCCCTTTCCTTTGCGCCCTTTTCTTATTTTCTTCTATTTATTAAGTTAAAATCTACAAATATATGTATATATAGTATAAAGTTTTGACTTTATACAAAAATAATTGGTTAAACGCTTGTGTATTATTATTCACGTTTGTATCTTTGCACATGTAAAGTTAAGGCTATTATATAGCGCTGCTTTGCAAGTGTTCTATGAAAATTATTGTACAACTTACAATAACAAAAGCGCTCTAAACCGTTGCAGCGGTTTAGAGCGCAGAAAATAGCTATTTTGTACTTAAAATTATAAGCGAGTGCAAATATAGAGATTTTTTTGTTATTGTGCAAAATCTACTTCATTATGTCTACAAATAACATGTCAGTAAGAGAGATTAACGCTAACGCAAAAAACGCAAAGGCTAACGCAAAAAACATGGTGGATAACGCAGTAAATAGCGTGTTATCTCCTTTTAGCGTTATAAACCAGATACGCAAAGAAGGCGGTGAAGAATTTACTAACTTCTTGCAGTTTATGGGATTAACGCGCAAAGCGTTTGGCCTGAATGTAGAAACATTCGGCGAACACTTTTTGCAGTTAGAAGGCGGTTGCAAATTAGTTTGGGACGCTGATAGCGCAAAAAAACTACTTGCAAAGGAAGTTGCAAAATTGCGCAAAGCAATTGCAACAAAGGACGCTAACAAGATAGATAAAGCACAAACAAAATACGATGAGTATAAGCAAAATAACTTGCTTTACCTCGATGGTGTTCGTTATGTCTTAGTTACTCCATCCGTTTCTAATTACAAAAAGCTACTTACAAACGTTATCGACGCGAAAAAAGCCGATTTACTTGCAAATAGTTCTGAGGCTAAAAAACGCGCTGAAAAGGCCGCTAAAAAGGCCCAAAAGGACGCAGAAAAGGCCGCAAAGGCTCGCGAACTTGAAATAAACATTTTACGTAACGCGTTACTTTGTGAAAACGTTTCACTATCTCACAATGAGGCAACACAAAAAGCAACAGAAATGTATAACAAGTTACATGTTGCTTAAGTTGCTACTACTTAGACAAAGCACCCATAAAATGGGTGCTTTGTTACGTTTTGGATTGGTTCACCGTTTTTTTCGGTTGTGGTTCGACTCCACGCAAAACGGCTTACACTCCCTTATAATAGGGCGTAACACTACAAAAATAAATATATAAGTCTGTGTGTCAAGTCTAATTTGATGCGATACGCGCAAAATAGTATTTATGTATGTGTGTCAAGTCTAATTTGATGCGATACACGTATATACATGGTACTTACTTATGTGTGGACGTTTGTACGTGTAAAGTTGTTCTTTTTTTGCTGATTATCCAGCCTTGCACGTTATACGAGTTATAACAAAGTGCTTGATTACATTATATATTATATTTTATATTTGGTTTATCCGCGTTTTGCGTACGCGCGTCTATCAGGGTTAAAATATTGCTCCTATAGACGATTTAGATAAAGCAAAAATAAGTATGTCATTTTGTGGCTTACTGGCTCGCTGAAAAGCTAAACTTAACGCAAAAAAATGGGTGAAATGTAAATTTGTCGTGTACAAAATAACATGAAGAACTTCTTTTTTAAGGTGAACAAATTAGGCGGGTTTTTGCTTGTACGTTGTAAACCTCAAATAAACAAAGGGTTTTGCATCCTCTCTCAAAGGGTGATCGGTAAACGTACCCCCTAAGCATTTAGCTATCTGACAAAGATAGGGGTAAAACTAAATGTAGACGAATAGACGAAAACAATAATTTATATAAAGCTGTGGTGTGGTTAGCCACAACGGAACAAAGGACAAAAACGCTTTGCCGCGTGGTTGTCCTCTATTATTAACCATTAAACCAATTTTGCAATGAATAAGGTAATTTTTTACTACTTAATTGCACTTTTTTTATTCGCACTTCTAACAAACCAAACAACATGGATTGTATTAATAGCATTACCAATAATTGTGTATGTTTTAAAAATATTTGTTTGGGTTTACGAGTACAAAAAAGATGATTGAATTTCATGCACGCTATTTATTTAGCGTGCATGAACTTTTTATTAACCAAAAATATAACCAAAATGAAAAAGTACAAATTAACGAACGAAACGACAGAATGCAATGGTGTTACTCTTCATCGTATTGAAGCCTTAATGGATTTCGCAGATGTGAAGAAGGGTGATAAAGGCGGATTTGTTCAATCAGAGGATAATCTCCCACAATTTGATAACTGTTGGGTTTATAACAATGCTAAGGTCTATGGCAATGCTAAGGTTTATTGCAATGCTAAGGTCGGCGATGATGCTTGTGTCTATGGCAATGCTAAGGTATTTGGCAATGCTTGGGTCTGTTGCGATGCTAAGGTATATGGCGATGCTAAGGTCTTTGGCAATGCTAAGGTCTGTGGCTATGCTAAGGTCTTTGGCAATGCTTGGGCCTTTGTCAATGCTTTTGTCTTTGGCAGTGCTAAGGTATTTGGCAATGCTCTTGTCACTGGTAAAGCTAAGGTCTATGGCTTTGCTGAGGTCGGTGGCGATGCTAAGGTCCGTAGCAATGCTGAGGTATTTTGACCTTGTATAATTTGATTAACTAAATTTTAATCGTGTGTCTCTTTTGATAGAGATACACGAACATTGTTTAACTAAAAAAAACCAATTATGAAAAGTTTATATGCAGCTATGCAGGCACCTCATATAGGGGTGCTTAGCAAAGATGAACGCGATGAGTTTTTAGCTCCCTATCTCGTTGACGATTTAGGAGATAATCCAGCCGTTTATGTCGGTACTTATCACAAGTACAATAACGGTTCAATCGCTGGTGCATGGCTCGACTTAGAGCAATTCAGCGATTATGACGAATTTATCGAAGTGTGCAAGGTGTTACACAGCGATGAAGAAGACCCCGAATTCATGTTTCAAGATTTTCAAGGTTTTCCTGAATGCTGGTACTGTGAAAGTGGCTTGAAGGAAAATTTTGATAAAATCATCAAATACGCACAGCTTGATGACGATGACAAAAAAATCGTTGAAGGGTTTGCTGAATGGTCTGGTGATTACGACATCGAAAGAGCAAAAAATGCGTTTTGTGGTGTTTTCGATTCCGAGGAAGATTTTGCCGAACAAATGGTAAATGATTACTACAATTTAGAAAGCATGATTGGAAATCTTTCATATTACTTCGATTATAGCATGTATGCACGCGATTTGTTTATGACAGACTACTTTTATAGTAGTGAAGGCTATGTATTTAGTATCTATTAATTGCATTTGACTATTGCACGCGTTATTTGTTTAACGCGTGCAAACATTATTAACCACTTAAAACAAATATAATATGAGCAATTTTAAAATCTATCATGAAGATAAGGGATTTATCTTCATGAATGGCGCTTTGACTGAAGTAAAGCTGTTGTACACTAACTTTTTGAAGCGTGGCGAAAACTTTTCTGCAACAACCACGTTTAAAACATGGGGTGAACAACGGAATGAGGATGCGAACCTTCTAAAGGTTTACAGATCTGTAGAAGATTTCGAGAAAGACGAGGAAATGCCTTTTATGGAAATCTGTGATGAACAACTTAACAACAAACGCCCTAATGGGTTTGAGAATGTTGATTGGGGTTGGTTTTTCATTAATGGAGAGCCTAACCAAGTAGATTTAACTCCTAACGAGCTAACTTATGATTATAATAGCATGAAGTTTCGTTTCCCTGGTCACATCGCGAATGGTGATAACGTTTATCGCACTCGTAAGGAATGCCTTTCGTTCAATACCTATAAGGTAAAAGACGAATGGGGAGAAGTTAAAGAACACGTTGGTATTAATAAGCTCCTAATGCTTGATGATGACCAAAATCAGCTATTAGATGCTTTTGTGAAATCTTACAAAGCATTACTTGAAAGCGGTGTCTCTTTCTTGAATAATTACGATGAAACACGAGTTTTCAATATTCGTAATCTACAGAATTACGAAGTAGATTATTCTACAGAAGACTATGAAGGATATGAAAAAGTTGACATATCAAACAAAGCGTTTGAATGCCCTGTTTTCCTTGCTGATAATTTCTTCAGTGATGATGCTACAATATTTGCAGAACGCAAATAACAGCTTCCAACTTATGCAATGTGCCTTTTATTAGACACATTGCTACTTTTTAACCAAACATTAACCAAATGACTACATTAACATTAGGATTGCTTAGTAATAAGCAACAATTTAAGGATTTTGAAATATCCGAAAAAGCACATTATACCCTTATGCAAAAGGATGAAATGGAAGTTGGCAACTTAAATAGTACAATTCGATGCGAATTGAGACGATTTGAGAATGGTACAAAACTTAAGTTCTTAAGTGAAAAGGTGTGTAAGGAAATCCTTGATTGGGTATATTCAAATGGAAAGAAGAACAACCCATTATTAAACTTATGGGTTTGGAGTTTCTAAGAGGTACGCAAATAGGTTGCTTAGGGGGTTCGAATCCCCCGTGCCTACAAAGCTAACGTTAGAACGCTGTACTCAATATTCTTTGTCAGTATCTTTGCAACACCAGCTTAAAAAAGTAGATTCGAAAGAAACTGATTGACCACAAAAGGTACAAAAATGAGTTTGAGGATACTTAAAAACCTTGTTAAAACGCGATTGGGCGATAATCTAAAGCGCAAACTATCATGTGTGAGTTGAATTGCACATGGTATCTATTATAAACCTCAAAAACCAATAAAGATGAAAACGTTGATGCTACGTTCTTGTAGTGATGTGAATAACACTCTGCAAGTGCAGATTATTGTCAGATTTCGCAATGGCTATGGACATTGATTGAACATGATGATTTTGTTGTTGTTGACTTCTAATTTATCGCGTGTACCTATTATATGGAACACGCGAACATTTATTAACCACTTAAACCAATGTATATGACAAACTTGGAATTGAACACCGCAATATTCAATAAATTGAATGATTGCGCCACTTCTGTTTTTCAAAGGAGTGGATTAAGAGGTACTTATACCGCTCACGAGTTATCAAAATTAGGAATAGGATCTTGTCTTAATGCTTTTCATATCTCTATTGGAAGTTTTACTTGTAAGGTAGAAGAACCTACGATTTTTAAAGTCTTATCAGACTTTTCAAAGATTAACGGATTTAGATTGAATAAGTTTCAAAGAAAATTTGAGGATTTTAAAATCTTAGGACATGTATCATTCCCTAATAGCGCAAAGCATTTACGTAAATTTGCTGATGCTAAAGATGTTATAGGTATGAGAAATTTTATTCAGATAGATTTTTGTATGAATCAAGCATACGCACATACACCTGAATGCTTCTTAGAAGTTCCATTCTCTTTTAATGGAGATTTCCATGAAACAGTATACGTTCAAAATGATTTCATACAAAAGTTAGGAACAGATTTCAACGTTGTAAAAGACGAAAAAACGAACAGTGTCTTTTTCCAAAATGCAAATGATAGAATAAAAGTGTTTAACGATGCGAATATTCGTAAGTGTAATTTCTTTAGTTTTCTGTCATCGCAAATGTATAACGAAAAACTGATTTTTAAATTTGATGTAAAAAACTTGAAGTTCTTCTTTAAGTCTATTAAAAAAGATGATACTGATATTTTTATCGCTATTCATATTAAAAAAGGAGAGCAAAATGCTATACTTTCGTTTAATGATAGAGTACTAAAAGTTGATTTATTAGAAACTTCAAAAGTTTCTTTTTATTTCAAAATAACGAAGAAAAATCTTGAACGATTATGCCTTTCGAATGGGATGTTTCTTTTTTCAAAAAAGAATTTAGGGTATATATGTAGTAAAACAAAAGAATTCGGTAATATCGTTATATCTTCTTTTGTAACTGAAGCTGATGAAATTAAGAAACAAATCGAAGAGGAAGATAAGAAATTCCTCTTATATGGTATAGAGATGTGATAAGACTTCAATCTCACATGTTATTTGATTAATATGTGAGAACTTTTTATTAACCAAAAATATAACCAAAATGAAAAAGTACAAATTAACGAACGAAACAACAGTATTCAATGGCATTACGCTTTATCGCATTGAAGCATTAAAGGATTTTTCTAATGTGAAAAAGGGTGATAAAGGTGGATTTGTTCAATCTGGAAAAAATCTATCGCAAACTGGCGATTGTTGGGTCTATAATGATGCAAAAGTTTATAGCAAAGCTGAAGTCAGTGGCGATGCTAAGGTCTATGACAATGCTAAGGTCTATGGCAATGCTAAGGTCTTTGACAATGCTTTTGTCGGTGAAAATGCTAAGGTCTATGAAAATGCTTATGTCTATGGCAAAGCTGAAGTCAGTGGCGATGCTTGTGTCTGTGACAAAGCTCATATCTGTGGCTATGCTAATGTCACTTGCAATGCTGAAGTATTTGGCTATGCTTATGTCTTTGACTATGCTAAAGTCTTTAGCTATGCTAAAGTCTTTGGCAATGCTATGGTATATGGCAATGCTCAAGTCTATGAAAATGCTTGTATCAGTGGCAATGCTAAGGTCTATGGCGATGCTGAGGTCTATGGCAATGCTTATATCTGTTACGATGCTCAAGTCTATGAAAATGCTCATGTCTTTGATTATGCTAAAGTCTTTGGCTATGCTAAAGTATTTGGCAATGCTAAGGTCAGTGGCAATGCTAAAGTCTTAGGCTATGATGCTGAAATATGTGGTCAAGGTGATTACATAGTATTCAAAAATTGGTGGAGTAGCGGACGATATTTCACTTGGACACGCAGCAACAATATGTGGTCAGTAGGGTGCTTTTACGGCATAGGAGATGAATTAATAAAGAAAGCCTATGCTGATAGCGAGGAAAGTGGAAGAGAGTATGAACGCATCGTGAAATACGTTGAAAGCATACTCAATGATAATGCTATTTCTATCTGAATTTGCGAAACGAATTTCTAAAAACTTTAATCGTGTATGCACTTGGTGACAAAATTGATGAAGCGTAAGTAGCCTTTTTATTCCTCACGTTCATTGTAGGACGTGAGGGAACTTATCTTTACCCCCTAAAACAAACCAATTATGAAAAAATTATCAGAACTAAGCACAAAGCAATTGTTGTCAGTAATTGAAGCAAATGCAAAACTTCAGGACAAGCTTTATCAACTCATAGAAGATTCGGCTATGTATTGGGTGAACGAAAAGTTGAACTACATTCGCGATTCTCTAAAAGATTGGAGCATCGGATTTTATCAGTGCAACTTTCTCAAAGTCGCAGACTACGTGGATTTTGTAAACTCCATCGTGGAGTATAAAACTGATTACGGCCTTTCTGACAAGTGCGGCAAACTGTTGTCGCAATGCCTGAAGCTACAGGGCAGCAACCTCTTTGAGTATTTTGCCGAAAAGCTGAAAGATTTAGTCCTCGATGAGGAATTTAATACCGAAACGGATATAGACTACAACAATAAAGAAATGTTGGAGGTCTATGCCGAAACTTATTCGGACCAATTCGATGATTATGTGATTGATGACAATGGAAACATTGTTCTGCAAACCATTGTCGGGCATGTAGCATAAGCAATGCTCAAGCGTATTTGCACACGCTTGAGCAACAGTATTTATAAAAACTTAAAAACAAACCAATTATGAAAATTTACAAAAGAGAAATGACTTCGATAAGGCGAAACGAAGAAAAAGTAAGTATTCTTGACCTTAACTGCGATGAGTTAAGAACACTCTATCAAGAAATATCTTTTGGTAGTATTTTCTCTTCTGATTACGAAAACTCTTTAGGGGTTGACGAAGAAGAAGTTTACCACTATTCGGAAATGTTTCTTGAAGATATGTACCAACAAGGAAGAGAAGAATCTTACAATGAAGAGGATTTTGTTCAATTTATAACAGATTATTGTTGATTATTCTCTTCTCTGTTACTATCATTTAATTATTATTATTACATTTGCGCCATTGTTGCCAATGACGCGAATGCTATTTATTAACCATTTTAACCAAATTATTATGAAACCTACGAAAACTTTGTTATGTTACGTTTGGTTGTTCGACAATGAAAGCCCAGACAGTATTACATACTGTTTGTTTAGTGAGCCAAGTGACTTTGGCATCTTAGGAAATGCCCTCTTTATTGGTGGCCTTTTCTTAAGTGTTTGCTTTGGTGCTGTAGATGAATTGAAGATTGTTAGCGCAGTGCTATTCATTCTCGCTGTTGTTGGATTGATTATAATCATTATTGATGCGATTAATAGAGTTCGTGCAGGTAAGGCACGAGCTAAAAGTAGAATTGAAAATACTACTTTTGAAATTAACGTAGAAGAAGACAAAATCTGAAACAATGACTATAATAACAATAATTGTAATTTTTGCAATATCAGCTATTGTCGCCCCTAACATTGTTCTCTCTCTCTTAGGAGCGTGTATCGTATTACCATTAAGTGTATGTATTGGACACTTCACGGTCGAATTTATCGATAAAATAGGACGTGAATTAATCGAAAGAACGTATAAGTTTATCGAAATTGGAGATAGAAAGTATACCGTGTACAATCTTCTTAAAAAGTGTTCTGAGGAGCTATCTAAGGACGGGAATTTTGCTGCTAACGAAAATGAACGTTTGTTTATTAAATCCGACTTACCTTTTGGTGATAAAAAGCCTACTATAGCGGTTGGGTTGAATAAAAAAGAATCGAAAGATACATATTTCTTGTATTCTAAAAATGGCCAGTTCGGACTATATTATAAGGATAGTAAAGAACCTATGTATATCTTCGATGACGAATGTAACGTACATAAAGTATGATTAAGCCACTTACCACTTTGTTGTGGTAGGTGGTACGCTATTAACTTTAAAAACAAATATAAAATGGCTATTACTTTATTAGAAGCGTTCAGAAAAAAGTACCCTGGTTATGCAGACAAGGTAGCAGAACGATTCCAACTTGCTACAGGTAGTGATTTTAGTTGGGATAACATGACAAAGCCAAATTTGGCTGATTATGTTGCCTTCCTAAGACAAAAACTCGCGGGTTCAACCGTTCGCACATCTTGCGCACAGCTTAAATCCGTTCTTGGATTGTACGAAGAAGAATATCCTCTACCTAAAAATTGGAGAGATGCACTCTATCAGAAGAAAGATTCTTCACAACAAGTATACCTTACAGAAGATGAGGTTAGCTTAATCGTGAACAATTTCACTCCTACAACGGAAAACGAATACATAGTGTATTCACGTTTCTTGTTAGGTTGCTTGACTGGTGCAAGGCATTCAGACTTCATCAAGTTTAGTAATGGTAATATTAGAGAGGACGGAATGCTTTGCTATGTGTCCGTAAAAACGCATATAGAAGCCAATGTCCCCGTTGCTCCTATTGTCCCCGAATTGATAGAAATGGCTTCACAATACAAGGAAAAGGAAATTGCAGATACAACATTCAACAGAATACTTCGTAAAATTTGTGCTGATGTTGACATTGATTCAGAATTGACTTTGTATAGAAGAGGTACGTTTACAACATCTCCGAAATGTGATTTTATCTCTTCTCATACTGCGAGAAGAACATTCGCAACAAACCTCTATCTTAGGGGTGCTGACTTATACTCTATCTCAAAAATGATGGGGCATTCTTCTGTAGATATGACGAGTGGTTATATCTGTTGTGGATTAAGAAACCTTTCACCAGAGATAAAGGGGTACTTTGAACAATTCGCATAAGCGAATATCCCGTGCATGGTTGCTTCGCTGTGATTCAATTCCATAGACGGGAACAAATTACTAACTTTCTAAAATCTACTATACGGTTAAGTCAATTACAATGAGAAATGAATTTTACGAATGCGAAAAGCATACTTCATACTGGCGTAAAAAGGCAATAGATGCCATGCCTTGGGCATCAAAAGTAGTTGCCGTAGTTGGCGGTTACACTGGCTTCGAAAGCTTGGACGATTACGAACTCTGGCGCAACCAGAAATAACAAAAAGCCCCACCTTCATGTGGTGGGGCTAACCACGAGATTTAAATCTCGAACTTATCTACAATAGTAGAAATTATGCTCATAAGAGCGTTTCAATCCACAACCCTATCAGGGTTGACAGCGCAAAGATAAGCATAATTTCCACAAGTTGTATGATATTCAAAAAATTATCACTTAAAAAATTGAATATGGCATACTTAAATAAAAAACAATACGACTACCGCAGAGAATCAGCGGCCGCCCGCAATCTCAACAACGAAGAAATTGCGATTGAACATGGCATGAGCGAAGAGCAAGCAGAACTCATTTCTAAGTTATGCTCAATTCGCCACAACTTCCACTGCAATATAGATAGTCTTGTGAAGAGTAGCGAAGACAATTCAGTCTTTGATGAGATTGGGAACATAGAAGACGCAATCAACGAGAGCGGACTTCCGCAACTGAATGTTGCAAGCATGCTGCTTGACGCTGACGATATGAATGGACTTATTTACGAATATGGCGATGACGTACCAGAAGACCATGATAGCCAAGAGTTCCAAGATTGGTATGACGATAATTATGCTCGCATTTACAGCGAGCTTGAAGGAATAAACAAAAACATTGAAAAATACTTGTCAAGCATTGATGCGAAGTACGGAACACATTGGTGTCCTGCTGGGTATTTAAGATTGATGACATGAATAATCTATGAAAAATAATACATGGGGCGGCAAACGCCCAAACGCTGGCCGCAAGAAAGTCGGTGATGCCGTACTTTATTGCAGCATACCGAAGAAAGCATTAGACGAAATTAAGGCAGCAGCAAAAGAACAAAACCTTGCAGTAGGTGACTACCTAATCAAGCGACTCGGATTACAGCAAAAAGCGTGACGATGTGTCACGCTTTTTTTATTCAAAACTCTTCATGTACCGCCATATCTTGTTGCAAGGCGCGTCTTCGTCCTCAAAGAAAAACGCATGACCTGTTTCTAAGCGATGCAAACAATGTAAAACGTATTATTACATTCGTCAATGGCAGTGCTGGAAGCATTTGCTTACCACAAGACTTTGACATCTAACAAAATTTTTTGTGAAAAAACATCACTTTAGTAATGTTTATTGCGATATTCTTTGTACTTTTGAAGTGCATTTCTAATTGAGAAATGATTTTTTCACAATTGGTTATTAAATGGTTAATAACGAGGGACTATTTTAGTCCCTTTTTTTATGCCTTATTCTTAAATTTAGCGTACAATGGACAATCCTTACAAGTCAGAGGTAAATATGTGTGAACAGTCTTATCCTCTTTTTCAACTTCGTTTTTCTTCATTTGTGTAAGGTCTGCATATTTCATTAATATATCAGCGCGTTTAGGGTCGTTTGCAGGCAACTTAAATGCAATTCTAACCAATTCGTTCATTACATCTTCCTTGTTCATTAACTTAGCGGTTTCGATATTGTTTTGCTCTGCTTGTATTGCTTCATCTACAGCTTTACTTGCTTCTAATTCTGTTTTCTTCTTAATACGCATTAAGTAGTTTGCGAAAACTTCTCTATCTACTATTTCACGTATTTTCTTTTTGTGCCATGTTTCGCTATAAGCTGCACCTAAACCATAGCACATAACATAAGCATCTTGTTCCTTCCAACCCATATTAATTAGGTCGGCCATAGCTCTTTCTCTTGGTTCAAGACCAATCTTCTTAATTTCGCTCTTAAACGTTTTTGTATAATCCATGTGTTTATTTTTAAAGGATAACCGAATTTAATCGGTTATCCATATTATTAAGCCTTAATTCTTATGGCCTTACCAGAGCCAGATGTAGAGATTACACTATCGAATGACTTACGGATTGATTCTGCTGCAACCGTATTTGCTCTCGTATTCGCTTCTATCAACTTTGATTGTTCTACAATAGCATTTAGTTGCCTTAGTTGTGATTCTGCAACCGCGTTCATTTGTGGAATACTTATCTCCACAAGAGATTGAATATAACCTCTACTAATACTAACATCTGCGCGTATAGCATTAACATAGGAAGCTAACAAGTCGCCCGTTTCTTCTGTTAGTCCTTGCGCTGATATAGTCATAGAAGAACTTGCACTTGTTGAATCTTTCAACGACCCACCTAACATTTGATTTAGCTTTTCGTATGAATCACTCAAAAATGGAACTTTCGGAGCAACTTCGTTGTTCATGTAATCGTTGATGAATTCAAGAACCTTGGGCATACTACCTTCTAAATCATTCATATCAAGTATACCTCCACTTCCGTTAACACCAAAAACTTTCTCTTCAAGTCCAGTAAGCAAAGGTTTGATAGAATCTTGAATAAACATATTCTTTACTGTTTCTGATAATATTTCATCAACAGTCTTTTTAAATGCTTGGGCTGCATCTTCTCCATTTTTAAATGCAGTTGTAAGCGAATCTCCTAATTTAGAAGCCCAACTTGAAATGTCAATACCATATAACTCTTTCGCAAGGTTTTCTGTAAATTCGCGAATTTGTTTATTCATGTCCGATATTTGGTCGCGGTAGTCTTTTATCTCTTTTTCATTCTTATTACTTTCATTTGTTTTCTTGTCTAATTGGTATTCGAGTTCTTTACGTTGCTCAAGCAATGCTGCATATTGCGCTCCGTATACAGAAATATCCTTTCCACTATCGAAACCTTGTTTTTTTAATGCTTCAAGCACTTCTTTATTTCTGAAAAAAGAAGCTGATGATGCTAATTGCTTTTCAACCCAAGCACTATTTAATTTGCTTGAATTTGAAGTAATCTGATTGTAATAATCAGCCTGTGATTGTAAACGCGCTCTCTCTTCGTCTAATTTCTTCTCGTAGCTATCAACATATTTGACACCTCCATCAGATTTTTCTAACAAGTCTATAATAACTTGATAACCGTCACCGAAAAAATCAGCTTTTCCAGCTGCATTTACTTGTCTTTTCAATTGCTGGTAATCCATTAAAACATCTCTTTTCGCGCTTTCAGAACCTAAAGAGCTTTCTATAGAGTTTGAAATCTGATCTGCTGCTGCTTTAATCTGTTTTGCACGTTCTTTACTTTGATTAATCTGTATTTCAAGTTTCTTGTCATGCAACTTAGCAAATGCGTTCGCAATGTTTAATGGTGTTGTAATGATAGACATTGCAGCACCGAAGAAGTCACCGCTCATGATACTTTGGAAAGCATTATTCATACCACTACTAATATCTCCCATTACATCAACGGCAGTAGAGAATGTTTGGAAGCCTTTATTATTCTCGGTATCACCGCCAAATGCATTGATAGTTTCTCCTAATGTATCTCTAAATTGAGCCATTGATTCGGCAGCGTTTCCTATCATACCTAATACGCTACCTGTCATATCTTGACGCGCTTCTTTCTTCTTTTGATTATTACCCTCTTCTTCTGCTTTTTTGTAATCTTCTTTCGCTTTTTTAAAATCTTGTTGATACAACGCTTTTGCTGCAACTTTCATTGCAGGTGTCATTTTAGCATTCTTATCTACAGACTCTTCATTACGCTTAGCAGTTTCCATTTTGTTAGCAGCATCATTCTTACGCCCTATTGCTTGGTCGTATCTGGATTTTGTTATGCCACTAAGACCATTGAGAAAAACAGAATTATTCTTCCTATTCTCGTTAGCTTTTTGCGCTTGCTCTGTAATCTCTGTACGCTTTTTGTTGTAATCATCAGCAGTAATAGTACCTTTTTCCAAACGTTGGTCAAGAATAGCAATCAGTTCTTCTGCAATTTTATTCGCATTATCAACTGCAAGACTATAGATGTTATTGAAGAGTTGACTATAATCTCCTCTCTTAGTAAACATCTCGTCCATTACTTCTCCTTTTTCCTTATTTGCATTTAAGGTGACTTGTGCTATTAATCTGTCTGCTTGACTTTCAGGGATAGTCTCAGATATAGCTCTTTGCGCATTAGTTGTTTCCTTTATAGCCTTTTCTTGTTGAGGTCGTAAGGCTTCTATTGTTTTGTACTGCGTAGAGTTTTGGTAATTTGTTTGAGCCTTATTGTAAGAAACTGTAGTCGTGTTGTATGTATTGACTAAGTTTTGTCTTTCATTCTTCTGCTTTGGTGTCAAATCCTTACCATTTTTCTTGTCGAAGTCAGATATAGCAGCCTTTGCTTTATTCATAACTTCCAATGCTGAACGGAATGCGCGTCCAATATCAGAATTATCAAGTGCATTTTGCTCATTTTCAATCTGAACGCGTATACTTTCTTGATTTGCTAAAGCATTGTTATAAGTTTTTGTGGCAACGCGATTATTGTTTGCGCCCTCTTTTATGGTCGCAATATCACGCTTCTCTTTCTTTGATATATTATCAATACGCTCAGCATAAGAGAGAGAATCTTTGTATAAGTCAGAAACTAACTTGTCATTTTCGCTTCTTATTTCCTTTGCTACGTTTTGATAGGCTTCAACAATCTTCCATAAACCACTTGTTATTTCAGCGTTATTGCCAAAATGAACCTTTAACTCCATTTCGTTCATATTGAGAATATTGTCCATTTCTTTATTATCAACAACACGCCCTGTCTTGCGCGAAATATAGTTATATGCTCTCGATTGCAATTCTGTTTTTTGCTGCGTTCTATCTGTTCTATTAGAATCAATGCCAAACGTCATGATGCCTGCCATATTTCTATCAAGGCCACCATTAATAAGATTGATATACCTATCCCAAGCTTCTCCTGCACGTTGTAATTCTGTTTCAAGAATACTAACTTGCCTATCTAACTCATCTTTATCAACATTGAAGGAAATGTCGAATAAATCTGATTGCAATTCGTCTTTAAGGTTCTTTAAAGCGTCACTTTTAGGACTTATGCGTTTAGAGAGATTACTAATAAGTTCCTTGTACTTCTTATTAAAATCTTCTCGTGAAGTTACATTTTTCGGAATGTATTTAGCTGCAACTAATCCACTGTTACGGATTTTATTTAAAGCTCCAATATCGCCATACAAATCTCGCAACTTTTCGTACAAATCCTTTACTTTTTTGAGTTGCTTAAATTCGTTCTGTAAGCGTTTTTCCTCATCACGCAATTTTCTATTTAATTCTTTAGACTTATTCTTTGCGCTCTTATCATTACTCTTCTCTGAGTTCGATTTTTCGAGTTCTACATTGTAGAAATTTTTTAGAATGTCCTTATACCGATTTCTCTTATCTATTGCGTCTTGTAGTTCGGCTGCTTGCTTGTTACCATTCTTTTTATTGTATTTTCTTAGAGCGTCAATTTTGTCTGCTAAATTCTTTTGGTCATTTTGTAGTCGTGATATAGTTTCTAAAATATCTTCACCTTCTTTTGGGCCGATAGCTTCATATTTAGCCCTTGTAGAACGAATAATGTCATGCCCCCAACTTTTCCCGTCAAGAAAATCATTAAAATCACGTTGGAAGCCATTGGCCTTTATGTTTGGTTTTGAAAGACGAACAGATAAATTGATATGAAAATCTTTGCTATTGAAAACTCTCTGTATCTCATCAGCCAAGAAAGGCCATTTTGCTGATATTTCCGACTTCGCATTATCAAGTGCTTTCCTCATACCTGACTTTGAACCGTCTTTTAATCCTTCCTCTATCTGTTGCTTAGTTTTACCTTTAAACTCATCAGTGTATTCCGACATAGTATCTAATGCTTCTTTGTAGATACCAGTATCGAATAACCAAGTAGCGCCCTTTGCAGGAGTCATTCTCGAAGTTAAATCAGCCATAACCATGTCAATTTTGTCTTGCGACCATTGTTGTTCCGTGGCCATGTCTTTAATTATTTTTTCAAACTTCATAAATCCCTTATTGTCTAAGTTATTGAAGTTTATACCAAGTTTTGGCTCTTTCTTTGCTTTATCTTCAATGAACTTATAAAGGTCGTTAATATCGTTCTTGTATTCACTTATTTGTGTCTTTACAGATTTAGTAAAAGTTCCTCCATTAACAAATGCAAATCTAAAGTCATCAAATATACCAAAAAGTTTATCGTATGAATTAGTGCGCATTACATCATCATGCATTTCATAAACAAGTGCATTAAGGCTTAGAAGGCCCTTCCTATATTCTTCAATAGCGTTCCTATACTTAGGAACTTTCTTGTAAATATTATCAAGAGCCTTGTCTAATTTCTCAGGGTTTATATTATCTATTTCCTTACGAAGTTTTGACATTCCACCTATCATATCATTAAGATTATGTGAAGCAGTATCACTCCAAGGATACCATTCTTTAGTATATTCCATAGCATTATGGGCAATATTAAAGCTTTCACCACCACTTAGTGCTTTTTCTGCTTCTGCTGCATCTTCTAATGCCTGCTTATAATATTTTAATCGTTCTGTACGATTTAAAATATCATCTCCTGAAGTGACTACCCATCCAAGTTCTAATGGAGCATTTTCCAACTCTTCTTTGTATGTTTGTAGAAGTTTATCTATCGCTCTATCATCATTTGAATTGATTGCTATATCAATAGGGTTGTCCTTGACGAATTTTGAAAATTCTTCATAAGCTTGCTTAGCACCTTCTATACTATCTTTTAAATTTTTCTCAAACTCTTCTTTTTCTTGCTGCCAATTAAAAATCAACGAAATTATAGCAGAAATAGCTAAGAACCAACCATTAAAACCAGTTAACATAGTCTTGGCAAATTGACCAAATGAGTTTGCCAGACTAAGTACACCTATTCCACCTTTAATTGCTCCTCTATAAATATTCCCCCAAAGTGGTGTTGATTTCGTTGAAGCTTTTTGCGCACTATCACCAAGTGATATTATACGCCTACTAAGCCACCCTATTTTATTACCACCTTCATTTATGATTTTTCTTATGCTATCTGAACTTACATTAGCACCCAAAAGGTTCATTCTTGCCCTTTGAAGCAATAACTCTCTTTGTTCAAAGCCCGTCATAGAAGAACCACCAGCATTTAATCCTGTACCTCTCAAAAGCGCTGGATTCACTGCTGCCGCCTTGCTATTTATAAGTTCTCTATTCCTTTCTCTTATCTTTCTAATAAGATTATTATATAGCTCTGTTTCTTCCCTTAGCGCAGTCTGATTTGCATACGAAGCAGCTAATGATGTTTTAAGCCCATTGGTAACACCATTAGTCATTGCATTTAATAGCCTATTTTTTGTTGAGAGTAAAGCGTAAAAAACTAATGCGCCAACTGCTATGTTGCTTAATAGCTTCCAATTTTTCACGAAAGCAGTCATAAAAGAAACTATCCCTTTTAGTATTCCTTTATTACCTGCCTCTATTTCAGAATACATAATCTCTATTTGGTCATGAAGGTTTGACCATTTACCACTCAATGATTCTGAAAGTTTCTCTTGCATATTATAGAAACGACCACCAGAATCAGTCATTTCGTCTAACACAGCCTTTACATCTTCAAAAGCGACTTCTCTATTTGAAATCATTTTAAAGATGTCGCCAGCAGAAACAGCTTCTCCTCTAAGATTAGTGAACCTTTTTGCGAGTGCATCTACCATAGGTATACCTGCTTCTGTAAATTGGCGCAATTCTTGTCCTCTTAAATAGTGTGCGGTAAAAACCTGACCATAAGCAAGAATTATTCGGCTCATATCAACACCTACACCTGCTGAAATATCTGCTAATTTCTTAGTAGTGCTAAATATATCTTTGTATTGGAATCCGAATGAAGTAAGTTGTTTGGTGTAATTTGTCAGTTCTCCAAACCTAAACGGAGATTTAACTGCGAGGTCTTTTATCTGAGTGTATAATGTATTTGCCTTATCCATGCTACCTAACATAGCGTTAAGGGCGAGTTTTTGCTTTTCAAACTCACCACCAATATTGATAAGGTTCATAAAGAAATCTTTCAGCACGTAAGCAGAGAATACATTCTGTAGCTGGTTTTTTAGCCATGACCCCTTATTACCGACTTCCGCCAATTTCTTTTGAAGTCTCTCTAATTCCTTTTCAAATTTTTCGGCGGATTTTTTTTGTTCTTCTGTAGCTTTCGCTTGTTCTTTAAATGCCCTTGTTATCTCAGCTCTGCGAGAATCGCGTGCAAACCTTTCCCTTTCTTGTTGTTCTTTCCATAAAGCCGAACCTTTTTGAGCAGGTTGGTTTACAGTCATAACATTTTGCATATTACTCATACGAGCAATAGTAGCACGAGTAGCTTCTGCTTTTCTTGATAAGGTATCTATTTGCGCATTTAGGCTACGGATATAATTATCTATAACATCTCCTCTAAATACGCCATTTATGCTTCTTATCTTTTCTTTTATTGCTGCAATTTGGCTCTCATACTTATTAGCAATATCTGATAAAGTTTTTATGATATTACCATTATCCTTTGAGACAAATCTGTAAGATAAAGGTTTCTCGCTACCTACTCTTCTCTGTATCTGTTGATTCTTTTGAAGCTCGCTTCTGTATAAGCGCATTTGCTCATGAGCAACACGAATAGCGTTAGAGAGTTCTTGAACCTTACTGGCATTAAAACCAAAACCAGTAGAAGAAGTTTTTTTCATCTCTTGTTGAAGAGACAAAATTCTATCACGTGCAGCCTTTAAACCAATAGACATTTCTCCATTGGCTCTAAGATTAGAAAATCTCGTAACATTGCCTACTGCTTGCTGAGATTTTGATATAATCTTATCGTATGCTTTCTGTAATCTTTCTAATTCTTTTTGTTCAGAAGATACATCATTTGTACTACCACTTTTTTTCTTACCTGAGTTAGAAAGAGTCTTTTGGCCACCGCTTGCATTAGATGTCGTGTTCTCCTTTATATTAACATCTACAGGCTTAGATAATGCATTTTTAACTGCTTCCACTACGCCACTCGTGTCAGCAGTTATCTTTGCTATATAAGTCCCCTTATCAATAGCATTCTGTATTTCTGAAGCTAAAGTAGATGTGTTTGCTTTAATGTTAATAGGGTATGACTTATCAGATGTAAATAACTTATCTACACTCTGCTTTACATCATTCGCGTTAATCTTTACTTTTATTTCTAAGTTAAGATTTTTAGATTGTCCTACTCTGCTTAATTCAGCATTAACATCTTTGATTAAGATTCTTGGCTTTATGGTTGCATTAAGGCTCTTAATCTTCGATTCAATGGATTTTACACCATTGCTCGTAGAATCCTTAAATTTTATTTCGTAGTATAAATCTCCGAGTTTACCCATTAGTTAAAATCGCTTAGGTTAATATTTAGTTTTTTTGTCGCGTCAGAATACTTTTTACGCCATTCATCGGCAGCCTTTTTAACATCGTCGCGTTTAGGTTTCTTCTCTTTGTTCTTGTCATCTTTTAGATTCTTATAAACTATGACGGGGGCATCAGATGTAAGCAGTTGAATTTGAGCCATAGTATAACCCCAATAATAGCCCCACATCTTTACAACGTATAAACCCCAAAAGAAACTCTTAGGCTCTATTAAATGAGAATATTTCTCACCTAATGACCACGCAGCCCCGATTTCCGTTCTTGAAGGAAACGTTCGGTCTCCTTCCTCGTCATCGCCATCATCGTGTCCTTCATTCCTATCATTAATGTGGTAAGCAGATAATAATTCTCCGCACCCAGTTTTTTTTTACAAAGAGACATAAGTGGTAGATATTCTTCTTCGGTATATTGCTTTACGTAGTAAAACCACCTCCACAAAAACCAATAGAATAACTTTATTGTCCAAAATCCATTTAAGACAATTAGCGCAGCACATTTTGCTCCAACCTTACTTTCTTCTTTCTCTTCTAAGAAAACCTTAGATAATAGGTCTCGCACCCCACCATATATCCACTTCATTTTTACCTTTCTATTTCGTAAGTAGACAACATCTGTAGAGTCGTGGATAACTGCCTTTAAAAGTGCCTGAGCTTCATCATCAGGTTGCGTAATAACTTTTTCCTTAGCCATATAAATAAAGAAATAGCCCAAACGGAGGCTTGTAAACCCCCATTCGGGCTAAGGATTATAAAATCAAGCCTTAATTGACTTTGATGTTACTTCAACTTCTTGACTTTTTTCTTTGTCAGTCTGTTGTGTTACTTTTTTTTTAAAATGAAAATTTCATCGCCTGCAGAGTTTGCTCGCGGTGTTACTACGCACTTGAAATAAGCAGGGTTATCACCGTCTGCTGCATTCAAACTTGAAACAATGTGAGCATTAGGTAGTGCGATAATTGTAGAGTGGTCTTCTGAATACATAATTAGTGAACCCTTTACCACCTTTGGGTCAAGATCGTAGCCTTGTCCTTCAAATGTTGCACCTTCTTCAAATGCACCAGCAGTACCTTTTACCTGAGAATGCTTGTTAAGAAGTAAATCATTGACTACACCATCTACGCTCGCAACGTTGAATGAAATATCAGAGTCACCACGTTTGGTTCGTTGCGCCCAAATCTTACCAGTTGTAAGTTTAATTTGGGAAACGTCTGGAGCACCAGTATCGAAGCTAACACCGTCATCAAGCACGGGTAACTCCATATCTACCGTTACGCTTGCTCCTGAAAGATCAGCAGCAGCCAATTCTCCAGCCTTAAAGTAGACTTCCTTCATGCTCGAAAAGAGCGTTGCCAAAGAAGTAAGTTCAGTTGTTTTAGTAAGTGCCATATCTTACAAGATTTAAATTTTTATTTGTTTAAAAACGATTTTATTAAGCAATGGAGTTGTTTTGTTGTAAGCACGTGTTAACGCTCCTATTCCATTATATTCAAGAAAAGCGAAATATTCAACGCCTATAACTACAACCATAGACAATCCTTTTTTTTGTGCGCGGAAGTTCTTTAGGAAGTCGATTGAAGTCTGTGTAGCAAACTCGTTACTTGTTTCAACTTTACCTTTAACAGCTCTTGGAGGTCCTTCAAACGGATTCTTTAAATAAACCTTCTTGCCATATTTAATCTTCTTCATTAAAGCCTTCCTATCCTCTACCATTTCACCATTGACGTATTGTAACAAAGCACCGTCCTTGTAGATACCAACAGTGAAAGACGTTTCAGCATTGCCTGTAAAGCCAGACCATGTTTTTTTGCTAATAGCGTAAAGGATTATATGTGTAGCGCAATCATACATTCTATCTATGGCTTGTTGCTCAAAACTTTCCTTAAACAACTTTATTCCATTTCTGAATGATTTTAGATTGTCTGATAGATTGCTCATTGCTTAATTCTTAGATAAGTTAAAATAGACAGTAGTTCCAAGATTTGTAGGGTACGAATCTGTGATAAATGCGCCTTTTGTCAATCCAACCAAATCTACAACATCAACAAACATTCCTGCCGTGATACCGCCTACTTGCCCTGGTATTGATAATGCGTAGTCAGCTCTAACTACATTATCCTTACCATTAAAAGTTCGAATAGAAGAATTATCATATTTCCTACATTCGCCTTCGTAAACTACAATTTCCTTTCCACTGCTGAAATTGGTAGGTTCGTCTCTGTAGTATATTTTACACGTATGAGGCCACCTTGGATTACTAACTGCCATTTTAATACCTATCTGTAGTGTTTATAACTAATGATGCTTGAACGAGCCAAATAGTGAAACCATTACCATCATCACCATTTAACACAACTCTTGGACTTGTTAAAGTAAATCTATCTTCCTTTATAGGGAATAAATCAATTAACTTATCAAGCATTGATTGTAATAAATCAGTGGTAGAAATACCACCTTCTCTGTTACGAGAAATTAGATGAAAGTAAACTTGAGTTGACTGATAAGCACCATTGTTTATGATTTCAGAAGGTAGGCTTACAACAGATAAACTTTGTAATTGTTCACCAATACCATTCGGCCTATGCTCAGCATAAACTTTATCTCCTATAGAAGCTTCAGTTAACTTGTTGCATAAGACTTCAAGTACATTTTTTATGTAAAACCTAACCTTTTTCATTACTCAATTATATAACCTTTAGGACAATATCTGCGTGCTACACCAAAACTTGTAATCCTTACTTTGCTTGATGAAACATTTTCGCCATATAGTTTATAAATATCATTAGCCATTTGACGAAGATTCCTTTTATCAAACGCTGAACTCTGTGTTCCGCCCTCTTTGTGCTTCCACACGCCATCAGCATCTTCAACAGAACCTTGCACGCTTGGTGTAGAAGCACACCACATATAGAGGTCGGCTCTACATAAGTCTTTTGTCCTCTTGTCTAAAGTAGAAACATCTGTACCTGCTTCAACATTTCGGTCAATAAGTATGCTTGTAATTGCATTTTCCTTTACTGTAAAGCCTACAACTCCATATAGGTATTCTTCTATCGTTGTCATATCTTTTACGCGGTTACGGTGTAAATCTGCATATACTTAGGCATTTGCGGAACAAGCAAAATAGAAGTTTCACTTGTTACATACATAGCGTGGTTTTTTGAGTCGTAGAGTTGCGTGAGCAAAGTACGATTACCGTCAAACCATGCAACACGTGTTGCAGGGTCGTTCATTGAAAGTTGCTGAACAGATTTGATTGTACCAATCTGACCGTCTGGAATGAAAGAAACATTGCAAGGAGCAAAGTTTTCAATGGTTACAGGCTTCAATGCTTTAGCAGCTTCATCGAACTTATCTACTGCTGCCAAACTATCACGTGGGATAATTGTACAACCAATAATGCGTTCTATTTGCGTCTTTTTTGCTTCATCTGGCAAATTACCTGCGGCAGTTACTGCACTTGCATCAGTTACCAATGGATTCATTGATAGGCCAATACGTTTCAATACTGCGGTGTGCGTGTAAAGGTCATCAAGCAAATCTTGGGACATCTCAAAATGACCTGAAGGATAACCGAGTTTACGCATTGCTCTACGCTTCTTCTTTAAGAATTCCAACGGGTCGGCAGTAGAACCTTCATTTGCAGGTGTATGTTCACTCTTTGTCCACCACCTATTGGTTGTTGCAAGCGTTTCCTTGTTAGCTTCAGGAATGCCGAAATCGAAAGTTAAACCCTTCAAACCTTGTGGGTTATTCTCTGCGTCAATAGTAAATTGACCTGTAGAACAAATACGCATACGTTGGTGTGTTCTTGCATTCACATTAGCTTGAAGCAACTTATCAGTGCTTTCAAATAAAATGTCAAGAAGAGCATCACGAGTTTCTGTATTTAACGCTGCTTGACCGAATTTTTGGACTGCTATCATTCGCTCACGCAAAATCTTTCGGTTCATTGCGTAACGTGCCTTTTGCGTAGGAATGCGATTAGAGCCAGTTACAAATTTACCGAGACTGCGGTCGTATGGGTCGCTTTCAGAATCAACGTATGTAGGCAATGTCGTTATACCTAAATTCGTCTCTAACTGCTCGTATGTGTAATCTAACTGAATTTCAGGGTCCCATACAAAGCCGTCTGTTTGTTCTTGGTTGTATTTAGTTTTAAATCGGTCAACAAATTGTTGAAACGATACGTTACCAAGACCAAAAGCGAGGAGACTATAAAAATCTGTAGGTCTGTTATTCATATCTTAAATGTTTTTGTGTTTATTTTTCGCGAAGAGCATGAATTTCGGGAAGGACTGCAAAAACCTCATCAGGGATAGCTTCTTCAAGTCTATCTGCAAAGATTTTGCCAGCAAAAACAACTGTAGCAGTTGCATAAGTCGTGCCTTCTTCTACCCAAATATCGTTCTCCAAAAGGCCATTGATAGTTTTAGGTTCGACAGCGCCACTGCTATTAGATGTCGTTTTAACATCTTTCGCCTTAACAATTGTAGCTTCATGTTTCGCGTGGTCGAATTGAACCATAGAACCTGCGGGGATAACAGTTCCAACGGGAAACGATGAAAGATTCTTCACGCTACCACCACCAGGATATTTGTCCTTAACTTCGTACCAAATGTTCTTACCACTTCCATATTCTTTGTGGGTAGAACCAAATGTGTTAAAGCTGCTCATTTCTAAAATATTAATAGTTAATTCTTTTGAGTTGGGAATTTACCCTCACTCGCTTTTTTCTCAAAGAAAGCATCAAGAGATTTTTTTGTGATTTCATCATCTTCTAATCCGTTGTTTACTTCTCTTGGAGCACCGCCAGAACCAAAGCAATCTTTGTATTCTGCATCGTAATCTTTAAGAGTTTCTTCAACTGCTTCCTCTACAGGCTTATTGACATCAAATTTTTTTCTTGCCATAACCTGCTTCAATATATAGACGTTCTTTATACCCTTACCCTTAACTGCGTCACTCACTGCTTGTTTGTATTGCTGCTCATCTTTCAATGTCTTTTCATTGTCAAGCCTTTCTCTCAGTTTCGAGTTCTCGCTCTTGACTTCAGAAATCATTTTAAGAATTTCTTTAATAGAATCATCACTTGGTGAAGGTTTAGGCTTAATTGGTTCTGTTGGCTCGTTAGGCTTGTTTTTCAATCCTTCCGCAATGTCGTGGCTAAGTTGCCCCTCAACAGACTTAAGAATGCCTACATGTGATTCCAAGAACACATCGTTAATTTGTGAATCGTCACTCACTGTTTTAAAGATGTTTTCTACGTAAGAGTTTAATGTACGTTCGCTCAAGCTGGTTTTTCCAAGTTTTTCGCTAATCTTAGCCAAAAGTTCTTCTTTTGTCATTGTGTACGTTTTGTATTAGAACGAGTATTTTAATATCTATTTACCTAATGCTTTTATCGCATCAGAAGTAGTTTATTGTTGTGTGCAAATATATAGATATTTATTCATTTATGCAAATATATGAATAATTATTTGCATAAATAAATTTATACGCTTATTTTTGCATATATACAAAAATATAAATATGTCAGAGAAAGAAATTTTTCAAACATTAGAAGGAGATGATATATTCTCTTACGAATATATTCAACAAAAAAGAAAAAATGATGATAAAAGTATCATAGCACAAGCAGGTTGTCAAGAGAAATTCTTAGCTACCCATGCTGATATAACCATATTTGGCGGAAGTAGAGGTGGAGGTAAAAGTTTCGCTCTTTTAATTGAAGCACTTAAAGATGTTTACAATCCGTTCTTTAACGCAATTATTCTTCGTGAAGAAAAACCTGACCTTGAAAACCTTATTGATGAATCGAATAAAATTTTTGAACAATATGGTAAATACAATAGGTCAAAAGATGATATGACATGGAATTTTGAAAAAGGAGGAAAATTGCATTTTGGAATTTATTCTCAGGCATTTACAGATTTCCAAAAAAAGTATCAAGGGAAACAATATGCGTATATTGGTATTGACGAGATAACGCACATGCCATATAAAAAATTCAAATATCTAATGACAGACAATCGTAATGCTCATGGCATTAGAAATAGAATTTATGGAACGTGTAATCCCGACCCCGATTCTTGGGTTTTAAAATTCATTGAGTGGTGGATTGATGATGAAGGAGACCCAATAAAAGAAAGAGACGGTGTTATTAGATACTGCTTTATGGAAGGCAATTCTCCTTCGTCTATCATTTGGGGTGATACACCTGAAGAAGTGTATTCACAATGCAAAAGAACTATTGATAGCCTTTGGAAGATAGAATATGAAAAATTAGGCTTTGATAAACTTACGATGTTCATCAAGTCAGTGTGCTTTATTTTCGGTAAACTTGAAGAGAATGAGAAATTGTTAGCTTCTGACCCAAACTATTTAGCAAACTTGGCACAACAAGATGAAGCACAGAGAGGACGTGACCTTGGCGGTAATTGGCATATCCGTGCTGGTGGTGACGATATAATATCCAGAACAGAAATGGAAAACTTTTATAAACTTCCACAAATAATGGAGGATTATGGAAGGAAAAGAGTTTCTTGTGACGTTGCTTTTACAGGCGGTGACTCTCTCGTTATGTGGCTTTGGAATGGTTGGCATATAGAAGATTTATTTGTCTGTAGGAATAACGCACGCGTTACTGTTGAAATGGTAAAATCTAAATTGATAGAGTGGGGCGTTACAGAAGATAACATGACGTATGACCTTAACGGATTAGGTCAAGTATTCAAGGGATTCTTCCCAAACGCATTACCTTTTAACAATATGGCTTCTCCTCTGCCTCGAAACAAAGAAGAGAAAGATGTTGTTAAATCCTTATTCGGGAATCTAAAGTCTGAGTGTGCTTATATGTTCGCTCATAAACTAAAAGAACAAGAAATATCTATTAATCCAGCATTGCTTGATAGAAAATATAGCGGAGATGGTTTCGACAAAATGCCATTAAATCAAATTCTTATTAGAGAAAGAAAGTGTATACGTCAAAACGAAGAAACTGCTGACAAAAGTTTTACACTTATTGCTAAAAAAAGGATGAAACAATATGTAGGACACTCTCCTGACTATATCGAAGCTATGTTTATGGTTATGATTTTTGAATTGGCAAAACGAAAAATACGTAAAAACTTATGGCTGCTGTAAAACAACTTTTAGTTAAGAAACCTTTTGTACGCATTCGCCCTGAAAGTGCTACAAACACACCATTCAGAGAGGTTTCTCAAAGATTAACTCTCGCACCTGTTAATGACGACCAATCTTGGTATAATGTATATTCACAAGCAGATTTTATGCGTGAATATTATCCAACGGGACATAAAATATACGACAAAACATATTACCCAGATAGGTATAAAAAAGACCCAGATACTGGTAGAATCATAAAAGAAGAAGTCGTTAGATATGCTTTTTCTTTTCAACAATTAATTGCTTTAAAGCATACTGTTACACTATGCGGAAATGATATTCAGTTTACACAATCTGAAATTAATCCGAAAGAAGCAGAAAGTAATACGTTCTACGATTTTCAAATGGGTTGGCAAACACACGACATGGAGATAGCGTGGTATGAAGCTGCTCGCTCTGCTAAAATTACGGGAGATGCAGCTTTAGTGGGATATATGCACGAAGGAAAGTTTAGGTGGAAAGTACTTTCTTTCCTAAATGGAGATACGCTATATCCTCATTACGATAGTATCACAGGACATTTAACAATGTTCGCAAGAAGATATAATGATACAGACGAAAATGACAATATTCTTTGCCATTGGGTAGAACTATGGGATAGTACTTACATTTATAGATTTAAGGAAAGCACAACAGGCGTATCTGGAGCTTTAAATAAAATTAAAGAGATATTCGGAATTGACGGATATAGCTTAGTTTCACAAGAACCTCATAATTTTACTTTTGTTCCAGTTGCATATATTCGTACAGATGGCCCTTGCTGGATGTTTTCACAAGATTCTATAGAGCAATACGAATTGGCGTTCTCTTATATGTCTCAAAACAACCAAGCATTCGCATTCCCAATTATGTATATGAAGGGAGACGAGATAGAAGTCCAAGGAGACCCTATGACTGATTCTGTAAAAGTAATCTCAATGGACAACGATTCTGATGCTGGTTTCCTTAATCCACCTGACGGTTCAGATTTCTTCAAAATGCAACTTACAACGTTGTATAATATGATATTGGAACAAAGTTCTATCCCTAAGATACCTGAGCCTAAATCGGGAGATTTACCTGGTGTTGCTGTTAAGCTAATGTTCTACCAATCAATCGAAAGGTCTATTGAAGATGCTCAACTATACAAGCGTTTCATTAACGGAATGGTTAGAATATTCAAATATGGTTTCGGTGTTGAAAGTGGAAAATTTTCATCTTTTGAAAACTTAAAAGTTTCATTCTATATTGAGCCATATATCCCAATGAATAATTCTGAGTTGATAAACAACCTTGCTACGGCAGTACAGAATGGCTTCTTATCTAAGCAGACTGCTTCTGAAAAGATAAGCATGTATGCAACTGCTCAAGAGATAGATAGGCTAATACGAGAGCATAAACAAGAGCAAGAACAAGATGTTATAGCCCAATTAACGAATAAAAAAAATGAGGAGGGCAATAGCAAAAACAATGCTGAATAATGAACGTGCCATATACAAACGAAGAGCTAAACAGAGCTTTAGATTTTATAAATGAAAGGTTAGTGCTACAAAGAGCATCTACTTCTAATCTAAACAATGCTCTATATAAGGCTGCGCTCGCCATTCTGTTACTATCAAGAAAGTATAAAATTAATCCTAAATACTTCAAATTTTCTCTTTACAAGAATTTCAAAAAAGAAGTGGACAAAATTATAGCAAATTTAGCTAAGCAAATAGTAGATAATACTATATCTTTAGCTACATTTGAAGTTGAAGATGATGAAGAAGATATTATACTTCCTATTTTTAAAGAAAGTATAAACGACAACACGTTTAAAGAAAAAATAGATGATTATGCTGAACGATTTCGTAATGAAATGGAAGTTATTTCCGCTTCTTCTTTACTTCTTAACAAAACTCCACAAAACGCTGCGAACGAATTAAAAACACTACTACCAATAATCTATGGATCTTCTTTTATGAAGATTGCAAAAATTGAAGGTATAGCTTCTTTTGAGGACTTAAAAACGAATTATGGGGTAGGGAAGTATGCAACGTCTTATAACAATCTTAATAGATTAGTTACAGATACAATTGCACGTTCAAGGCAAAAACTTTTTATAAACAGAGAAAATAAAAATGGAGCAAACGCATGGTACGTGCAACGTGGTAGTTCTTATCCATGTTCTTTATGCGATAGTAATGTAGGTATTCATTATAATTCATTCGATTTGCCACCTTACCACCCTAATTGCGTATGTATGGCAATTCCTTTAAATACAAATTAATTATGAATAAATCAAAAATGCTAAGAGCACTCGCACGTAGGCATGGCTTGTGTGATGAGTGGTATAATAAATGGGACGAGTTTTGCGATGATGAAGAGTTGTTGCAAAAGGCTGAAATGGGTATGCATTTCATTTGTAAATATGACTACCCTGGCCTTGAATCTGCACGAAAGATGTTCGATAAAGAACAATTGAAAATGCATAATATATATCTTGACCAAAAGGTTTTTCTCGGTAATTTTAATGGAGAAATTAAAAACCATGACATTCTGTTAATGGGGAATACTTCTGGTATGGTTGTGTATAAAGGTTATGCAGTTGCAAACGTATATGTAATGCACAATTGCGAGTTGACTATTGAATGTAATAACCTATGCAAGGTATTTATTACAGCTTCAGGTAATGCTAAGTTGAATGTTATATCTAATGATGCTGCATCTGTATACGTTTATCGGTATGGAAATGTTACTTGTAATACGAAAGGTGATGTTAAAATCAAAGAGCGCGAAAATGTAAAAATCGAAAAGATATTATAACAAAAAAGGGTAGGAAACAATCCTACCCTTTTTATTATCGCTTAATATTCCAAATTGGTTCAGAACCACCACCTACCATGACATCAATGTTGGCACCGTTCTTGTTCGATACGGTCTCAATCCATTTAAGATTGATGAATTGAGATGCGGTTAAGTTCATTTCTTGCATATAAGCCTTGTCGGCCTTAGCCTTTTGTCTTTCAGCTTTTTCACGTGCAACTTGAACTTCGTATTCTCGTTCTTGTGTTTGTTTTGCTTGAACAACCTTTGCAGTTCTGTTCATTTCGCCAAGTTGTTCCTTGTTAGGGGTAGCCTTACCTATGATTACCTCTTTAATAACAACTGGCATTTCTTTCTGTTTTGAAAGTTGCTTGACGTATTCTCGCATTTGCGTAAGAATTTTATTGTCTATTTCGTTCAACACGGAACGATTCGACATTAAATCAAACGGAGAATGTTGCGATATGTGGTCGCGGACAAGGTTACAGAAGTAGTTATACAAGTTTACGTTAAACCAATCAACTCCATAGTTCTTTACAAGGATTGGAGACTTTCCTTTCTCTATTTGTGTGATGATAACGGAGTGAAAGTCAAGTGGTGTGTTATCATCTGAAAACAAATCGTCTAATGTTATCTCATGGCGAACAGGTACGATTTTGATAGGTATAGCATCTGTCGTTAGTGCGCACCATGTTAGTCCAGAAGACACAGGTATATCGTCAACTCCACCATGCCCGAAGAACCAAGGGTGCTTAATAAGCACGGCTTCTTCATCAGCTTCTGGGCGAACACCACTGCATGAAGTATTCATTAGCGAGCCTAATGCGATGGCTGCTAAAACAGAAAGTTTAATCTTTTTCATTTTCTTTGTATTGTTTTTTAGTACCTACTAATTTAACGGTCTCTTCATTCAAAGGAAGACATTGTTTAAAAACTCTTTGTGTGAAAGAGCCAAGTTCTTCATCTAAATCACTATAAAAAGCATTTGCTCCCGTGAATAAAAGATTACCTGTTTGAACTGCAATGCGCCAAACTTCGTTACCATTGCGTACTACACATGATTGAAATTTGGTTGGCAAAAATGTATATTCAGCACTGCCAAATATCTTAATGAGGACATCATTCTCATTTTCTCCATTTCCATTGTCAAACAATCCATGCTCGTCTGTTTGAAAGTAAGAGATAACCCCATTATACTTATCAGCAAAAAGTTGATTGCCATACACCTCGTTACATGTCTGAGGTGTAAGAATGTTTTCTGATAGTCATGAAACGTTTTTGCCGTTTCGCTTTAAAAAGCCACCTTTGACGTATCCAGACTTAATACGTCTTGCCAAGTTTAAATCAAATGGCACGATTTTTGAATTTTCTTTTGTCATATCTTGTTTTTATGTAATTAATAAAAGTGTAATCTTTCTCTGTTAAGAAGTCGGGAGCAAATTTTTTTATCTCCTCTAAGTGTGCCTATACGGTACGCGGATAGGCTAATGAACCATCACATCGTCTACGCATATAACTTCTAAGTATCTTCTCTCTGTCCATTACGATAAAAGTTTATTTCTTCGTCTGTTAGTTTATGGTCGGTTTGCGCATACACGATATGTGCAGCTTTATCAGTTTCGTTCATTTGTAAAAATTTTATCACGTTAGTTGGGCTAAGGAAATATATTTGTTCTGTTACATCTTCAAGAACGTCAGCAACCTTACCTTGAAGAGGGAAAGGCTTCGGGAAATGATAGGTTTGTAATCCTAAATCCCTACGAACTGAAAGCATGAACACACGTTCTCTGTTTTGTGGAACACCATAGTCTTTAGCGTTTAGCACTGCCCAATAATTATCATACCCCAAATCATTGCATACTTGTAGTCATTGGTTGAAATGTGGAGCGTTAACCTTGTTGCATAGTGCTTTTACGTTAGCACTTCTCTCGCTGCCTGATAGTTCCTTCGCCTCCACATATCCACGAATAAAGCCCTTAAGGCAGGCCTTTGCCATCAGTGACGTGCAAGTGCGCTGCTCGCCACACTCGTCACAGCGTATTCGGTCTGCAGCCTCACGCGCCCTTTGTTGCGGTGTTCTTTGCATCAGCTAAATTCTTATAATGTT